GACCCTTCGTGTCAATGGTGACAACCGGGACCCTAGCTGCAGTTGACGGCAGCGGCCCCGTCGCGGAGCCGATCGCTCCAAGCGTAGGATTGGGGTACGTTCCGGCTAAGTCTCCGCCAGCGGCACCCGTAGGCGGTCCGCCCCCACCGCCTCCGCCTGACGCCGGCTGCTGGGTCTGCGCATTGCTATGCGCCCCAGCCGAGCGGACCTCGGTCTGGTTAAAGGCTAGCGCAAAGTTGGACGTGCTGGCCATTACAGGACTCGATTCCAAATCAAACTATTCGGGTTCGTCACGGGAACAATGAACGCCCCCGCCACGCTTGCACTCGGGTCGCCGATCTGCATCGGGCGCAGCATCCAGTTTTCAAGGACGTACCCGCCGCCCGGGTAGCTGATCGTTACCTGAAGCAAGAGGGGGAGCTGGATCGTGGTGATAGAGGTTACATTGAGCGAGTCTATCGAAGTCTTTATCCCGCCCGTTTCTGCCGTGATCCAGCCCAAGTAGATGGGGGACGTGGTCCCCGATATGACCTGCGTTCCCAGCGAGGTGGTCATGTTGGCGCCTGCCACCGGGAACGGGTTGAAGTAGTTGAGGAGAAGCTGCTGTACGAGCGTCGTCAGCTTGTCGTCGTCGCTCTCGATCATCAGCGGCGTTTGCAGCCCCGTGCTGGCGAAGGCCGTCGTCTGGACCGGCGAGATGTTCCGGTAAATCGTGATGATGTCGCCAATCTGGATGTTGGCCGCGCCCGGCGAGGAGTTCGAGACAATGGTGATGGAGCCCGTCTGCAACTGGTTTGCGGTGTTGTAGCCGCCCCCCGTTACCGTGTAGTCCCCGCCCAAGAGGCACGCCACCGCCCCGTCAACGACGGCCAGATCCGCGGAGGTGTTGAAGGGGAATGTCACGGCCAAGGTCTGCGGCAGAACGGTTACGGTGTACTGGCAGCGGGCTAAGGTGGATGAGACGCTCATGAGATTCTCCTATTTGTTATTGGCTTGCTTTTCAAGTTTGAACGGGGAGACGCCAAGCTCAGCCAGTTCCTCGATCTGCTCGTATGCCTTGTCGGCGGCGCCCATCTCGAACTTGATTTGGTAGCCCTTGAGCGATTCGCCCGCCTTCTTGGCGTGCTCGAACGCTTCCTCGGGGGTGTCGCCCCAACCGACCACGGCACCTATCTCGGTCATCTCGTCGTCCTGGCATACGACGTACCGCTTGCCGTCAACGATCACCAAGTTGTAGAGCTTGATCTGGTTGGCGAACTCCTCCGGGTAGTCCACGAGTTGAAGGTTGTGCTCGGCCCATGCGCTCTTGACGATCACCTCGACGCCCCACTTGGCGGCGGGGATGGGCTCGACCAAGACGCCGCCTGCCCCCTCCCAAATGATCTCCGAAAAGTTGGTCCAAAGCTCCTGCATGAGTTCGGAGGGCGGCGACGGTGCGCGGATCGTGGCGTCGATCATGTACGGCACCTTGTCCTTGCCGATGCGGACCTCGTTGGAGACCGTGCCGCGCGCGCCGTATTGGGCAAAGAGCGGGGCGAAGGCGTCGTTCCACCTGCGCAGCGGTTCAGGGATGGAGGCATAGGACACGAATTGTCCTAGGTATCCGCAGTCCTTAACCTCGATTCCAACAAGGGTTTGCGCAGGGTATTGGCCGTCTATCGTGAACGTGTCGATGCCCGCCTCGACGCAATCAGGAAGCTCGTTCTCGACGATGAACTCCAGCTCCTCTTTGAACGGACCGAGCGTCTCCGCGATGGCGTGGACCTTGGGTTCCACGATGTCGAACGACGGGGCGAAGAACGTCTCGGTTACGCCGCGCCACTTGTCGATCTTGACAAGCTGGTTCTTGTGGGCCGTCAGGTGCTTCTCCAGCTCCGTAACACCCTTCACGATCTTCCACGGCTGCACGGGTAGGCCCAGCTTCTCCATCTGCTCCTTGCACAGCTCGCGGTAGATTTCCTGCTCCTCGGCGTTGCGAGGACCCCACACGCGCTTGCCGAGCTTCTCAAGGTGAATTTGAAGGGCGGCGTGGCCCAAGTCCACGAACACGAAAAGGTCCACCGAATCGAAGTGAGGTCCGAAAATCCCGTCAACCCGCTCGACATTTTCAAGCCCGTGCCCCAGCATCCCCTTTGACATCGTGGGGAAGTTGCCCGCGTAGGGCACGTAGAGGTACACCTTCTTGAAGTCGCGGCCTAGCCGCTCGGCAATGCTGACGAACAGGCCAGAGCAAACCACTAGCGCGGTCTTATTCCCCAGCGTCATCGTCTTCCCCCTTTCTCGGGTCGTCTCGCTCGGGCAATAGGCACCCTTTTTCGCCCGTTTCTGCGGCGTCGATTATCTCCTGTATGTCGTCGGTGAAATGTTCAGCGTTCACTGTGGTCGATCTTCCTTTTGGGCAGCGTTTGGCGAAGGCCAGGGATTCCGCTCTCGACGTGCTCCATGACGGTGTCGGCCTTGCGCTTCACAGGCTCGCCCTTGCGGTCCTTGTCGGTCATCTGGGCGGCGGTTTGCACGCCCTGCGGGACGACAAGCCCCTTGACGAACTCGCCCCACTGGTACTGCCGCTCCGAGGGGTCGCCGCCGATCACCTTGCCAAGCTCAACGTCGGTGCGCCCGAACGGCGTCTCGTCAACGAGGCCCATGGCGGCGGCGCCTGCCCCCGACAGCCAGCCCTGCGCATCCCGATCGCCCTTCCTGATCTTGGAATTGGCAACGCGGTAGGTGGTCGCCCCTACTTGGAAAGTCTGAAAGATGGGGTGGTCGAGAAGGAATGAGGGCAGCTCAACCCCGTAGATGGACATGCTGCCGGCCGCCACGTCGCCCTTCTTGCGTTTCTCGCCCGCCTGATAGAAGCCGCCGAACTTGATGGGGGAATCCTTGGCGGTGAAGTACCCAAGCAGCATGGCGAGACCGCCCGCGCCCAGCGTGCCCTTCTTCAAGTTGCGCATGATGACATCTTTCTGGTCGGCGGTAAGCGTCTCGAACCCGGCACGCGCGGCCTTGGCGATCTTCCACGATCCTGTCGCAAGCCCGGTCGAGTATTCGATTCCCTCGCCCACCATGTTGGTCGGCACCTTGCGGATCGGCATGGCAATGCGGGCGGCAGTACCGACAGCCTTGCCGATTCCCGGCGCGGTCTTGCTATGCTCTACGGTCCCCAACGCCGCGCTGATGGCATCGTTAAAGACGTTATCCTGAAGGAACAGGTTTGCCTGCGCCTTGCGGTAGGCGCGATTAGACATGGCGGTCTGCACGGCAGGATTTCCAGCGTCAGCCTCCGTCCTGATGGCGTGGTCAAACTGCTTCTCCATCGCCAGCGTATAGCTGAACCGCTTGAGCGGGGCCTTGAGCGCGCCGTGAATGTTGCCGACGTAGTCGATGATGGACCTGTCAACGACGCTACCCTCGCCAACGGCGTCATCCTTGCCCTTTCCGAACAGGACATCCAAGTCGCTCTGGCCGGTCTTTAGCGTTTGCGCGGCATCGCGCAGGCCCTTGCTCCATGCCTCGCTGTAAGCCTTGGCGAGTGCCCGGGTATTGAATCCGCTCTCGACCGGGGAGCCCTTGGCTATCTCGCGGACGACAGGCAGTTTGCCGTACAGAGCCCCAACGGCATCCTCCAACGGGGTGGACACCATGCGGAAGGCGCTTGCCGCCGTCAGCTTGGCCAGCGTGACCGGTCCCGACAGCACGAAACCGCGCCGCCACTTGACCGCCAAATCCTGCAACTTCTCGAAGGGCGTGCGGTTCTCCAGGCGCTCGCGTATCACGGCCTCTTGGAACTCTTGCTTTACGCGGGCGTGCGCCGCCTGCAAGCGTTCAAGCTCGGCATCCTGCTGGACGGGCTCCGGCTTGGGGTTGGGGGAAAGGTCGCCGCGCTGAAGCTTGGCTCCAATCTCCTCGGCAGCTATCTCGGCGCGGCGCTTGGCGGCGGCGAGGCGCTTGGCCTCATGGGCGGCAAGCTGCTCCTGCGTCTTGACGAAAGACTTCTGGATGCGCCGTACAAAGGACTCATGCTCGGGCGTCAGTTTGCCGTCCTTCGTGGCTGCGGCCAGTTGCCGCTCCATTGAGGCAATCGAATAGTCGTCGCGGAACATTACGGCCCGCGCGCGGAAAGCCTGCGCCTGCTCGGTTCCGAACTGCGTCACGACATTGGAAACCTTTGTGTAGTAGTCCCTTGCGCGGGCGATTCGCTGCTCGGCATCCTGCGCGCCCTCCTTGTCGCCGCTTGCGAGGGCGTCCTGATACGCGGACTCGGCGGCGGCGCGCTCGTTGGTGGCCGTCACCATTTCATGCGAGGCGAGGAACACATCGCCTGTCGAGACGTTGGTGGGCTTGCCCGTGGCGAGGATCTGGGCAAGGCGCTCGATCAGCTTTCGGCCGGCGAGGGGGTCCGCCTCCAGCTTGGCCTGCGCCTTAGCCTGCTCGGCCTCATCGGTCGTTTCCTCACCGTGCTTGGGGGCCTCGTCGCCGAGTTCCGTTGCGGCCTCCTCCCGGGCTACGTTCTTGATGCCAATGAGTTTCCCCTCGTCCTTCTTGGGTTCGGGGGCGGTCTCCGTCTTAACGTCCTCTGGGGGAACGGGCTTCACCTCGGGAGCTGGGGCCTCTGGAACGGGCTCTGTCGGGGCTACCTCATGGATGGCCTCAGCAGCCTGCATCAGGACGGCCTTTTCCTGCGGTTTCTCGGCCTCTAGCGAGGCTTCCGACAGCACGCGGGGGGCCTCGGCAGGGGTAACCGCCTCAGCGGCCTTGGCGGCCTCAGGAACGAGCGTCTGGACTTGGCCCATGGCGTGAGCCGCCGCCGCCACCTTGGGGAACATTTTGGTACGCAGCCCAAGATACCCCAGTCCCGCCTGTGCCGTCGCACTGGTCACATCCACAGTCTTTTGAGCCCCAGAGACATTCGGGTCTGCGACTTCGCGGTAAAGCTGGGGAACTTGTTTAGCGGTCTGCGCAACCGCATACGCTCCATACGCTTTGCCAACGATACCCTTGATTAGGGGACCTGCGCCACCCGTGAAGGCACCCAGCAGGAGGTTGCCGGGATTGAGGGCCATTTCTGTAACCTTGCCTGCAACGGCATTGGGCACATCCCCCCACCCCATCTTTATACCCTCAGGCTGCGGACGGGCCTTGGGTCCACTCGAAAACAGATGGTAGGTCAGGCGGTCGAAATGGTCAGCAGCCTCCTCGTAGGGGGTTGCCGCCCTAATCGAGTCAGTGGTGGCACCCTGGCCTTTATCGCCGCCGTCCAGAAGGGCGTCGGCAGGCATGGGAGGGGCAGCCGGCGCGCCCGCTCCAGGCGTGGCCCCTGGCTTGCCGTCCAGTAGTTCGTCGGCGTTGAACATCAGGGTACGCCGAACTGCCTAAGAAGGATCTCCTTGGCCGTTCCACGGTCCACCTTGCCTGCCTTGTAGGCGGCGGCGACATCATCGGTCGTCGAGTACCGCCCAAACCCGAGGCGCTCCCTCTCCGCGGCCGCCTGCTCGGGCGTGGCCTCTGCGCCCTTCTTGGTCTTGGTCCAGTTCACAAACGCCTTTTGGGCATTGGCATAGCGCAGCTTCTCAGAGGCCTCGAAATCCTTGGCCGTCTTGAGCACGTCCTTCCGGTCAGCGTTCTCGCCAAACTCGGCGGCGAACTTGTCGTCGTCCATGCGCTCAATGCTTTCCACGCTCTCGGCGCTGCGGGCGGGCTCGGTGTCCGTACGCGGGGAAATCAGGATGCGCCCCATGGACTCCTCGTGGGCCTGCCGCATCAGGTCAAGCTGCTCGGCGTGCATCTCGTTGCGCTGCCCTGTTTTCGCAGCCTTGAGCTTCGTATCCGCCAACGTGTGGATCTCCTTCTGGAGTTGCGGGGGCAGGCTGGCCGCCTCGTCCGTAACCTGCCGCACGTCCTTTTCGGGGTTGTCCGAGTCGCTTAGGTCCATGTCGCGGAGCCTATTGAGCATAAGCGCCTGCTCGTCCTGCGCCGTGTGGTAGTCGGTACGCGCCACCATGGCCTTGTAGTTCTTCACAAACTCGCCCGTCACCTTGCCGCTGGCCTTCAGGTCTGCCAATTCCTTGTCGCTCTTGGGCAGGCCGCTGGTCTGGTAGTCGTTCACGGCCTCGCCCGCCGTCGTCCGCTGGAGGTAGTTCACCTGCTTCTCGGCGGTGTTGCGCAGCGTCGAAAGCTCGGTCTCGGGCACGCTCTTGAATTTGCCCGCGTCGATGTCCTTAAGCGTGGCGTACGGGTCATGGTCTATCCCGTTCAAAATCTGGTTCTTCTGGAGGACCGGCTGCACCTGTGACTGGTAGTACGCGACCTTCTCGGGGGTGATGTCCCCAGCCGCCTGCGCCAGCTTTATGGAACTCATCGCCTTCGTCGCCATCTCCGGGTCGCCCGATTTCAGGAACTCATTCCAGTTGGCGACCGCCGCCCCCTCGCGCCGCTGGCTCCCCAGCTTGTCGGCGACGACCTGAAACTTGGCCGTGGACTGCCCGATGGCATTGTCCAGGTTCATGTTGAAAATCTTGGTCGCCCGAGGCGACAGCTTGCTCCCGTACTGGTCAAGCTGCTGCTGCTTCCATGTCTGCGTCTGCTCGGTCCAGTTTGGGACAATCTGCTCGTCAGGCGTTTTCTTCACGTTGTGAAGGAAGTCCGAGTGCATCTTCTGGAATGACAGCGACGAAGAGTTGAACACGTAGGCCTCCTCGGCCTTCCGCTTCTTCTCCTCGTAGTCCACGATGGCCGACATGCCCTCCTGCACGGCGTTGTTGGCCGCGCCAACGGTTTGCCGCAACTGGCCGAGCGCCCGAAGCTGGGGCGTCACATCGCGCTTCGCGCCAATCTGCTGGTCTTGGACGCGGGCGCTTCCAGGGATTGTGGGAATGTTCGCCATGTTAGCCCCCTTGGGATACGTTGTACGCCTTGGCTCCTGTGCTCGCCACGCCGGCTATCCCGTTAAAGATGTCGGCAGCCCCCTGCAGGTGGTAGATGTCGGCCTGCATCTGGCCCTCGTAGACCCCCTCCTCGGCTGACGAGTAGAGCGCCGATTCCTTCTGTTGCACGCTCGTCCAATAGGTCTGGATGTCCTGCTCCTGCCGCCCCGCAGTCGTAGCCTCGATCTGCATCGCGCTGCCCGTGTCGGACAGGACGCCCGAAGCCGCGAGCGCCGCCCGCTGGTTCGACTGGTAGGCTTGGTCGTCCTGCCGCTGCTTCTCAATGTTCGCGTTGGCGTTCAGCGCAATCTGCTGGGCGTTGGCCTGATCCACCTTTGCGTTGTAGTCGGCGGCCTGCGTGGCCGCCTTGGCCTGCATGGAGGAGGCGTGAGCCTGCTCTGCGGCAGATGCCGCCGTTGCCACTGCGGAAATGACGAGTGCTGCTACCATGACTTACAGAGGTAAACGTGTGCGGTGCTCTTGGGGTCCTGCCAGCCCGCGCGCACCATGAAGCGGTAAAGGCCCGTGTCCTTTGCGACGAATGACATGAGATTGTGGCATCCCTCGCTTTTGGCCAGATGCTCGAAGTACCCCAGCAGGCGGGCGACGGCTTCGCGTGTCGTGGGCCCCGTGGCCATGTCGGGGTTCGTCGTGATCCAGTCCACAACCCCCAGCTTGTTGTCCTTGGAGAAGTACACGAATCCAACGGCGATGTTGGTGTCGCCCACCCCCACAAATGCGCCAAAGGTTGGCAGGATTGCCAGCGGCACGGCGGGCACCGCATGGCGTTCCCACCACCCACTCAGGGTCTCGTAATGCTTTTCCGTCTCAAAGGTTGTGATCTTCATACCCTTCCGGCGACGTTGCTCTTAACGGTTATCCCAAGCAAATAGAAGGGCAAAGGATCATAGCCCTGAATGGCAAAGGCGGGGTCGAGCGAATAGCCAAACAGCCCGCCCACCTCGATGTCCACATCCAGCGGCACGTTGGGCTGAAGGGCGGGAGGGGTGTTGGTGTTCGCCGTGATCGGGTACGCCTCGATGTCCTTCACCTGCGTCAACTGCCCCGCCACAGGCGGCGCCCCGTAGCAGGACCATTGCCCGCCGATGGAGTTGAGCGTCCGCAGGTAAAGCGACTCGATCGACTTCGTGAGCCCGCTCGTGGGCCCCATTCTTGGGTCAAGGTCCAGCCGCATGGGCTCGATCTGCCAGTTGATGGGCAGGCCGACGCAGACCACATCCCCCTGCGCCGGCTGGTAGTTCGGGATCGTCACATAGGCCCACCCGAGGAACGGCCCGCTCGACTGAAGGGTGCAGGTCAGGCTTCGTATCGCCCATGCCCCGCTGCCCGACGCGGGAACGATGGAGGCGACAAGCGTCCTACCGACAAGGCAAAGCGGGAGCCCATAGATGGAGTTCGTGTTCGCAAAGGGCGGCGCTCCGTACGTGAAGAAGGTCGCGCAGTCCGCGTAGCACATCTGGTTAAGCTGAGGCGCGCCCGAGTTGTAGGTCTGCCAGTCCACCGGCCAAAGCCGCTCAAGCTGGCACCCCTTGCCGTTGTTGGTCCCGATGTCGCGGAGCACCGTGACCCATACCTCGTCGTCGGCACCGTTGACGCCGTAGATCACCTGAACCGAAATCACCTTGTCACCCGCGTCCGTACCCGTGCTGTGCCCCGCCCACGCGAACACCTTCTGCTCCATGGCGTAGGTCATGGAGATAAGCGTCCCGTCGCCGCAGACCGCCCAGATGATCGGCTGGTTCTGCCACTCCTGCTGGTAGTCGAACTGCACGATCCCGGCATTGGTCAAATGCTGGGAGGTCGTCTGCATGTCCTGACTCATGTACTTGTTCGTGAACACGCTGAACATCATCTGCTGGAAGGTCCGCGCCCTCCGCTGCACGTACATGCACGCCTGACCGATGATGAGGGCGGGCAGGTTGGGGGCGCTCCCGTTCACCGTGTGCTCAAGCGCCTGGATCGCCGTGGGCGTTATCGCCGATGTCGCCGACCCGGATGAGATGATCCACTCTGCAGACGCCATCCCGACAAAGAGATCCGTCTGAGCGGCAAGCCACTGGATTGGACCGCGCCCCGGAGCATTGAGAGTGAAGGCAAGACCGTAGGTAGACTGGCTCTGATCGTAGAGCGCGAAGTTTTCGATGTCATTGGTTTGCGATGCCCAGACGTTTTGCGGTTGATAGGCCGAGTACCCGTACCAGACGCGCTCCTGAAAGACGGTGACGGCCTGCGGGTAGCCGCGGACGGCGGACCATGCCCCCTCGCTCCAGAAAATCGTGCTGGCCGTGTTGTAGAGCTGCGCGCCTATGACTGTCGCCGTGGCCGAGTAGGCGTTCGCAACTGCGGTAATCTTCACCAGCCCGTAGATGAACTGGTTCTCGGCGGTCAAAACAATGCGGGGAGGAGTGGAGGAGGCCCATGCCACGTTGTTTCCAAGCGTGAAGCGGTAGACGCCTCCGTTTAGCTCCTGCCCCGAAATGGAATAATTGGCATCCCCGCGACTCGACAGGATCGTGATCGTCTGCCACGTCACGGCGTTGTCGTAGGAGACCTGAATCGTGATGTCGCTCTGCCAGACGCCGTAGGTCTGCACCTCCCATGTGCCGACAAGGAAGAACTGGCCGGCGGTCCCGTTGAACGTGGCCCCGCTCGAATACCACGAGCCCCCCGAAAACGTGTAGCTCGCACTTGAGCCCGTAGCGTCAAACTCGATGAAAGACGTGGGCCTGTTGTAAGCGAGTTGCCAATAGCTCCCGACGTGCCCCGCCACAAAGTTGGTCACGGTCGCCCAGTACCCGCTCGCCACATCGTTGGCGAAGGTGCCACTCGTATGCGTCTGCAGGCAGTTGTAGACCACGCCGCCCGAGGAAACCGTGTTGCCGGGGACGTAGACCGTTGTGCCTGCCCACGCGCTGTTCGCCGCGGCGGTCAAGGTTACGCTGCCCGATACCGCGCTTGCCGTCAGCGTCTCGTCCGTCGCGTTCTCGTCCAGCATCGGCGGCAGGAGGAATTGCACCTGCTGCATCACCCAGCCCGTGTTTGGGACCCCCGTGTAGACGTTCGTGTAGCGGGTCAGCTTGTAGACCGGAAAGTTAGGGTGGACGATGTAGGCCACGTCGTTAAGCACCTGAAGCTGCACGTTCGCCACGTCGGCGGTCCAGTAGTTGGGTGCCGTGAAGTTGGTCCCGCTGTAGGGAGCCGGGACCTCGTAGACCGCCTGAAGCACCCAATGCGTCGGGTCAGACCCGGGCGACACGATGGAATTGTTGAGCGGGCCATTGTACAGGTAGTATGGGATGCCGCCCACATTCACGAACGCCCCCGCCGCGTAGCTGTTGCCGTTGGTCCAATTCGGCATCGAAGTCGGATTGACCGTGATCTGCACGCCGTTCGCGCAGAAGCGAATCCCCTGGTCGCAGAACTCAAGCTGGAAGGTGACGCCCGGGGCCACCTGAAACTTGCGGAAACTGGAAATGGACGCCGTTCCCGCCGAGTTGATCTTGCCCTGCGCTATCCACTGAGTGCCGGGCCTGCGCTGGGCGCCGCCCTGCTTCGTCGGGATGACGTTCTGCAGCTTCCGGCAGGCGTTGCGGTAGCCCTCAAGGTCGTAGCGGGTGTCCATGGAGGGCGCCCACTCGCCTCCCGTGAACTGAACGATGGGGCTAAGGCTACCCATTTGTGGAACGCCTGCGAGCCTGAACGAAGCGGGACGAGGAGATCGGGTTAAACCGCTTCAGCCTGTCGTCGCCCGCGTTCTTCACCCGGGCGTCCTGTATCCGCTGGCGGTAGGCCATGGCCAAGGTCTGCGAGATCCCCATGTCGTCCTTCCGCAAATGCGTGGCGATCATGGCCGACAGCTTCAGGACGAGGCAGTCGGTAAAGAGCGAGTCGTAGATCGTGGTGTCGGTCTGGTACTGCACGTACACGATGTTCGCCAAGGCGGCGTTCGTGTAGAGGTAGCGTCCGTAGATTTCATGGGGCTGGCCCTGCGAGGAGTTCCCGCCCTGCCAACCGCTCGTGCCGCCCCATCCCGCCCACCATCCCCATCCGCTCCAGCACCCGCCGCCGTTAAGGCTCACCAACGCGATGAAATCGGCCGGCAGCGTGTAGGCGTAGCTCCATGGGGCCCCGCTCACGGTGTTGCCCGCGGGCACCCCGAAGAAGCTCGGCGAGTAGGTGTTCGTCTGGAACCAGTAGCCCTTCGTCAAGTCCACCGTGAACGAGGCGCTCGCCGTGTTGGCGATCAGGCACTGGTACAGGTAGCCCGCATAGATCACGTACGCATTGACGGCGTAGTTCGTCCCCGGCGTCCATGTAGTCGCCGTGCTCGGGATGTTGGTCCCGTAGGTGGCAGAGGCCGGATTCGGGATGATGGCCTGCCCCAGTGACGCAATCGCCTTCAGGCAGTTCCAAGGCGTCTCGCGCGCCACGCTTCCGAACGCCTGACTCCACGCCACGTTGCACGCAACGGCGTTCGGGTCGTTCTGGTTCGTGATCGACTGGATCTTGTTCTGGCCGATTTGCATCAGGCTCAGATTGCAGATTTCTACCTGTGATAATTGCTGCATGTTGAAAAAGTTAGGCCCCGCCCCAGATGATCCAACACATCCAAGACGGGGCCATCATAACTAACTTTAGATTACGGCTTTATGATTCGTAATCTAAAGATCAGCACCTTGCCGGGTGCCTGCGTGACGATCGAACCGATCGTCGCCTGAATCCACGAGCCCGAGACGCCCGTGCCCGGGGAGCCACCGACCGGCTCGATGGCGAGCGTGCCGATGACGTACGGGTCCGTGAACGCCGTGCCGCCCGTGAAGGCGACCGGATTCGTGGCACCGGAGGCGACCGAGATCGAGGTCGAGTACCGCGAGGCGTTGGCGCCCAGCGGAGTCACGGTCGTCGGAAGCGGCGTCGCGGTAAAGGCCACGCCGGACGAGACAAGGCCGAAGCCCGTCACGTCGTCGTCGCCCACCGTGATCGTCAGGGTCGCGCTGCCGGCCGTCGTGCAGACAGAGCTGTACGCCGGGTCCAGCATCGAACCGGGCTGCGCCAGGTAGATGTTGATGATGTCGTTGACCGACTCGTTGCCGTAGAGCTGGTAGATGGCGGTGACTTCCTCCACCTGTCCAAGCTCAAGGCCCGAGTCATTGTACTGAACGGGGAAGGCCCCGAACTGGGGGCCCGCGATGGGGCCGCCGCCGATGAAGTCGCCCGGCCCCGATGAGAGGCTGAACGGCGCCTGCATGATTGCGACGTTCTGTGTGTAACGTATTGCCATGGTAGTTTGTCCTTTTGGTTAAAACGTTACTGGGTCTCGTCGCAGGCGATCACGACCACTCCAGCCTCTTCCATGCGGGTGGCATTGGCCGTGTAGGTCGTGCGCACCTGAATCGCGTGGGACTGCTGGGGCAGGATGTCGATCTTCGTGCTCATGCCCTTCAGTTCGCCCAAGAGCGCGAATTTCTTCTGGTAGGCGATGCACGAGCGGATGGACGGCGTGCCGACGGTCGGGAGGAGCTGGGTGCGAATCCACCGGAAACCGGCGAACTCGTCGAAGCGACCCTTCATCAGCGCGCGGACATCGTTGTAGAGGACGGAGTCAACCTGATCCACGTTCAAGAGCAGATCGTAGAGCTGCTTTGCGGCGTAGACCATGACGCGGTCCATCTCGGGGACATCGTTCGAGTCGAGCACGAACAGCGACTCAAGGATCTTGGCGAGCGTCATGCCCGTGTTGGTCGTGGCCGGGAACTGCACGCCGACCTGCTGGAGCGCCGGAAGCGCCGTCGCGGTCTGCGCCGAGGCGCCCGTGTAGTTGATGCCAATCAGGTTGTTGATGATGAGCTGGTCCTTCAGGCGATTGACGGCAATCGCGTGGTTCATCGCCACCTGATTCTGCGGATCGGGGAGCGAGCCCAGAAGGGCGGCGTCATCCTCGTCGATCCAAGTTGCTTTCTGGTATCCGGTGGGGAGAACCCAGCGGATTGCGGTCGGTACGTCAGAGGGTTCCGTCCATGCGGCGCGAGCCGTCTTTTGGCTCATCGCGTAGGACTGTGACCCCATCTGGCTGTACCGCTTCGAGTTACCAACGACTGTGTCGCTGATGTAGTACCCCGCGAGCCGGTGGTCGATCTGCTGGGCCATGATTTCATGCCACACGCGGTCGAAGTCGGGCTCGTAGTGCGGTTGTACTGTGAGTACACCTGTTGCCATTGTAAGAGGAAAATACTGCGGTTAACTGCCTGATCGGCCTACCGCCAGAGTATCGGGAAGTCCGGTCTGGTTCTCGGCTTGTTAGTCCGAGGAGTCACCGGGTCGCGCTAGGCGCGAGTGTCCATCACATTCCTCTGCCGCTACTGCTATTGCCAACGAGTGGCCTATGTCAAGCGTTCAAACAAACAATCCCCGCCCTTGTCCCATGAACGGTAGTCCTCGGCGATGCGCCAGCGGCCCGGCAGGCGGCGGTGGATCTCGTCGCGGCCAATCTGGCCGACGTAGGCCTCCACCTCGATGTACTCGGTGTAGAAGAAGCGCGTCCTGGCGAACGTCTTAAGCCCGCCCGCGATCACCAAGTCCTCGGCCCCCTGAACGTCGCACCAGATCCAATCCACCTTGGCTATCTGCATCCGTGCCGCCACGTTGTCCAATTCCTCCATGTAGATCATGGTGGGCTCAGAAAAGCTGATGTGCGGCCAGAGTTCGTGGTGGGCCTTGGGCTCCTTCACGCTGCCGCTGTACGGGTGGTTCGATGAGCGCCACGGCACTAGGCCGCTCTTATCCCCCAGCGCGTGCGGGACCAGCTCAAAGGGCTTTTTCTCCAAGAGGCGAGTCAGGTGCCAGACGTTGCGCTCGTCAGGCTCAAAGGCGATGTAGCGGAACGGGCGACCGAGCGCGATCAGGCAGTCAAGATAGCGCGTCGTGTCCTCGCCCTCGGCGGCACCGATTTCCATGACGACAGGGCAGTCCGTGTTCTCGATCAGGACCTTGTAGCGGGAAAGGATGTCCATGTTAAAGGCGTGGGGTGTCCTTGGCGCGCCACAGGTAGGCCCAGATGCGCTCGAACTCCCAAGGGCCGCGGGGGCGCCTTGCCGCCGCGTTCATGGCGTGATGGTAGAAGGCCATGCTCCGCGTGTATAAGTTGCTCTTGTGAATGGCGAAGATTGCGGCAGGAGCAAACAGGATGTCCTCGGGGAACGGGCTCTTAAACAGCTCGTCCCACAGGCCGCGCACGTCGTTTTGCGCGTCCCCGTTCTGCGGGTCGGCCTCCAGCGGGCGAACCGGCTCATCCACGAAAAAGATGGGGCCACCCTCCAGCATGAGGACGCTCCTAAGCCGGTTGTCGGGAAACCCGTTAAGCACCGTCTGGATGCGCGTCCTCGGCAAGTGCGCGTTCGGGTCGCCCTGCGTGAAGAACGTCCAGTCGGGCAGTGTCCGGTATTCGTGCAGGATGTGATGCAGGTACGTGTGGGCCTCGCGCCCCACGTTGGGCAGCGAGTTACACATTATCCCGCACTTGTTGTAGACCAAGATGCGCTTGCCGGGCTGGACCGTCTTTGTCCACATCAGGTCCTCCTTGTAGCGGGCTACGATTACGTCGATCGTCATGGAGCAAGGTGAAGCTCGGACAGGTACGGGATGCCGGGCACGACGGGCATATGGTTGCCCTCAACAAAGGGCACAAACTGCGGGACGCGCTTCAGGCCGACGACCCCCTGGTTGGCATCAACTTTTGTCACGTCGGGGCAGAACACCCGCTCGTTGCTGCCCAGTTCGTGAGCCCACCAGCCAAAGGTCGAGTTGGCGCGGATCAGGTTCTTGGCGCGCATCATAACCACAAAGTCAGGCAGGAAGTCCATGCGCTCATCGAACTCGGCGTGGTGCTCGTGGCGCTTGAAAAGGGAGGCGTCTATCCCCGGCCAAGGGTAGTGCGTGTCGCCGTCCTGCCATGTGATGTTCGATGCGCCAAGCCCGAAGCGGTTGGCGCACTCGATGTAGCTCTCGCGGCTCACCCACGCAAACGGGTTGCACGGCAGGCAGTAGTCGCCAAGGCGCTGATTGCAAAGGATCTGGACGGACTCGATGCCCGCGACCATTTCCTCGACCTCGGGGGTGAAGCGCAGCCATTCGCGGATCTGCCGGCGCGTGTAAATCAGGTTCTTCTGGTGCTGGCAAAAGCCCTCGATGCGTATGTCCGTCTGCCCCTCCCACTTCTCGAAGTCGAACGACTGTCGAATAGGCAGTTCTCTGGATACGGCAGGGTGGTCGGTGCCTTGGAAAACGATGTTCCACTTCTGCGGGTAGAGGCCCCCTTGCACGTGCAGGTCGCATCCATGCTTCTCGGCGTAGGCCCTAGCGAAGCAGTAGCCAAAGAGCTTGTTGCCAAGACCGCCGCCGATGATCGCCTGGACTAGAGGCATGGCTCGGCTACAAGAACGTCCTCGACTTCCCAGACCGTGCGTTTGCCGCCGTTCTCCAAGGCTGCGATGACATCGGCCTTGCGGGGCCACGCCGTCAGTGCATCGAAGAGGCGGGCGTCGTCAACGAGGATCACGTGGGGTTGGCCCGACTTGTTGATTACGGATATTTCCGCAAGCACGGGACATTCCTCGTTGGTATGGGCGTCCAGCCAAAAGAGCACTGGTTGATAGTTGAGTCTCAGTCCAGCAAGGAACCAAGGGGAGTGATCGCAATATGCCTGAATGTTGGGATGATCCTTTACGAGGGGTCCGGCTATCTTGTGATACGAATCCATTTCATTATCCACAGTTACGACCCGAGCGAAGTGATCCGCTGCCCACGCAGCTGTGTGGCCGACAAGGGTTCCTGTCTCCACGAAATCCTCTATCCGCCACTTCGCCTTTAGGGCGAGCGTCAACTCCCTCGGGATGCCAAAGCGCACGGAGCCCATTACGGTATGATTTGACGGAGGTTGGGAACGATGTTGGCGCGCTTTTCCTTAACATGAATGTGACCCGGAGCCAAGTTGCCCCAGTGGTTCGCCTTGTTCTCCTTGCACATGCGCGTTATCGTCGCGTCGTACTTGGCTCCGATTTCCTCGGCTGGCCCGATGTGGTGGCAGTGGAGCAGGTAGCAGGGGGGCTTCGCGTGGGGCCAGCGAGGACCCACATGGAATGACCTTCCATCGTGGAGATACGGGTCGCACTCATGGCTTCCAAGTCCATAGCGCATATCGGACACGAGGCGCGGGTTGAACAGGATGGCCTTTGAGTACCACTTGTTGTCCGGCGCACCCATCTTGATCTGGTCGAAGATTTGGCCGTCGCCGGCCGGGTACGTCTCGCTGAACATCTCGATCCCGTGGGGCTTTGGCACGGCGGCACCCATCTTCTCGTAGGCGCCCAGAGTGGCCTCTGCGCCGTCAGGGAACCAGAGCAGCTCGTCCAGATCGCACACGACGACCCAATCAGCCTTCGTGCCCTTCCAGCAGTTGTTGCGCAGTTCGGCGTAGCGCAGGTCGTTCACCTCGGGGCAGTCCCATGGGATGACCTCGACTCCCGGTTGGAGCGGAATGGGAGCGCCGCCGCCCGCGTCGTGGATGACGACCTTTTCCGCAAACGTCAGGTAGTGCCGGATGACGTACGGGACCAGCCAGTCGTCGGCGTAGCGCAGAACGTGGACATCAACTTTCATTGGATTCGCGGATGTGGGTTATGATCGGAAGCGCCATGCCCCGGCCACGGCTGATGGACTCCAGGTGCTTGATGTCGCGCATGAGGTGCCCGCCGCCAAAGGGTTTGCCCGGACGCAGGGGGGCAGATGGCCCCACGCGCCGCTCCTTTAAGAGCGCATCGGCGACCGTCTCGGCGTCGGCCTTAACGTAGTCGCATACCCGAGCTATCTCGTTGATGAAGGCGATGTTCATGCCAAGCCAGCAGTTGAGCGCGTGCTTTACCATCTCGGCGGTTTCGCAGTTCGTGAACATGAGGTCGTTCGAGAACGGGGAAAGCAAAGCGGTTAGGATCGAATCCCGACTGGAATTTGGCCTGCCGACCACGATGCGCGACTGGTGCATGAAGTCGGGAAGTGCAGAGGCGACCCGGATGTTCTCAGGGCTGCACGCGAAGAAGCGACGCGGGAACCGCTCGCGCATCCGAAACGTCGTCAGGACCGGAAGCTGGGAGGAGATTAGGATCACCGGGTCAACCTCAAGGTTCTGGAACTCCTCCTGGATCCGGTTGATGACCCACTCGTAGTCGGCGTCACCCTTGTCCGTGACCGGCGTATCGTAGCACACCCAGAGCACCTCAAGCCCGTTGTGAGCTATCGGTTGCAGC